TGTTTGGTTTGAACTTGGAATTTTTTTACTTAGTGAATAAGTAGGTGCTGCAGGTGCTGACCCAGTTCCGTTCCATAAAAACAATTCTAATCGTGTGCTTTCTTGAGCAAGTTCGTCAATCGTTACAATAAACGGGCTTCGTGCAAATATCATTTTCTAAATGTTTGGTTCATTATGTCATTAAATAAATCTTCAACTTCAAACCCGTAACTTTCTATTAAGTCATCAGGTAGGTTTTTAAAAGCTGCTTCAAATGGTTTGGTAAAAAATAAACTCGGTTTAATTCCTTTCTCAAATATTGAACGAGCAATAGCAAAATTTAAACCTTTACGGCTTTGGAATTTACCACCTGCTCCCCTCGGTGCAATTCCCCTGCGAATAGTCCATTTATCAAATGCTTTTGGTGGTGGCATTTTAGATTTATAACTAAATGGTGTATCGTATTTTTTCTTAACACCTGAAACTCCTTGGTCTTGAAAGAAACCGTATTCTTCCATATCGAAATAAATACCTATTGAGTTCGGAAACGCTTTTGCTTCGCCTTTAATTGAGTTGTATAGTTTCTTGGAAGCGTTTTTACCAGTAGTTGTTAAATTCTTTTTTGCTTGACTAACAACGTGCTTAATAAATCGGTCTAAAGTTTCTTGCCTGTTATCCATCGCAAACAGTCATTTCGTTGCCTATCAAATAATCAAATGTCATAGTCCAACCTGCTAAGTTATTTTCAAACCTTTCTATAAATGGTTCACAAGTTGGGTTGCCGTCAATGATTCCTAAATTTAAAAAGTAATCGCCACGGGTTAATCTATCGTAAACACGATTTAACATTGTTATCTGAGTATTCAATACATCCTGCTCGTTGTCGTTTCCTACAAAAATGTCCGTTGTTTCGTCTTTTGATATATCCACTACGTCCATAGCAATTATAGAAATATTATAACGAATAACATTACTTTCAAACGTTGCATTATTTACAATGATATGAGCTAACGGAAATATAGTTTGTTTAGCTAAGTCGATTCTAAAAATATCACCTTGCGTTACCGTGTTCACTAACTCCGTATCTTCTAACTCAGATTTAATTATGTTTAATATTCCGTAATAACTCATAGTCCTTTTTTAAATTGTCTGTTTAATTCACGCTGCTCAATTTCGATTTTCTGCTTTTCGAAAGTAAGAAAGGTAAGTGCTGTTGTAAGTCGAAGTCGGGTAACTTCTTCAAACTTTGTGATGTCTCCTTTAGCTGCTGCATATATGCTTTGATACCAGCCCCATTGTTTGCTAAATTGAGTTCTTTCGCTAAAGTCGTTGCTATCTCCTTCTCCTTCATTATCTCCGTCTCCAAATAAGACAGGGTAGCCCCTAACAACTCGTTCTCTAAATTGTAAAAAAAAACCTTTGCTGCTAATGCTATATCTAAACTAACGTTTTCCATTATTTCGGAATAGTTAGCAGAACTTTCGTAAGGTTCAATTTTATACTTGTCTCCGTGTTTTTCTACGATAGGGCGATACATAACAGCCATTGCTTTGTGAAACGTGTTTATATCGCTTATATTCGCTTCTAAGTCTATATATTCTCCCCAACTCATATTTTCTAAGTTAGGAATAAACCCAAATTCAACTCCTGCAATTTTAAATCGGTTTTTAAATTCAGGCTTTTGCTTAAACATCGCTGCAAAATGGTGGCTTAATGCTTCTATTTCCTTAAACTGAATTTTAACTACTTCTTTTAGTTCGATACCGCAGAAACATTGTATCATTTTCTCAGCTAAAAAAACTTCGTCGTTCGTGTTTTTGGCAATACCTAAAAACTTTTGGTAATGCTTTAAAGGTATCTCACTTAACTTAGTTGGTACGATTAATTCTAACTTCATATTATTTAAACGTTTTATTTTGTTTATTGTAGTACACGGCAACCGCATACGCTTCGCCAAGTAATATTAAATGCTTTCTTAAATTCATTGAGTCGTTAAAAACTATCTTTACACGTTTACCCGTTCTAATATACACATAGTTCTCAACTTCTTGGGTCATTACCGATGTGTTATCTGTCATTAACGTATATTATATGTACCGTAATTGCGTTTTAACCCTAAAGTTTCCATTTCGTGATAACGTAAAGCATCAATAGCGTGGTTATTTGTGTCAATAGGTTTGTTTAGTCGTGTGCCTTGTTTATCTACGTCCCAGCAATAAGCCCGAAGTTCTTTGATTAAATTAACGCTGTTTGAGGTAACTAAATATTCTTGGCTTTGCATAACATCTATTCCGTAGTTAATTGAGTCTTTGCCCTTTGTAACTCCTTTAATCGTCTTTCCGTAGCGTCTTATTTCGTCTATTGATTTAGGTTCGGAACTATCCGCATATATCGGGCAATTATTAGGAAGTGTTTTAGCTATGTCTGAGTTTAACATTCCTGTTCGGTAAACTAATTCATTAAGTATTCGTGTTCCGTTATAATTGTAAATTTCAACCGCTGCTGTTGGGTCGTTTGTATATCCAAAGTCTAAACCTATCCCGATTAACTTTGCTTCTTTTGGTATTGTGTCAATCTGCTTCCAGTTACTGAATATAACACCTTCTAACATTCCTATTTCACCTAACCCATAAACTCGCCACCAGTTACCCCAATATGCGCTTGTTTCTGCTTTTAAGCGGTTCTTTTCTATTTGCTCAACTATTGAGTTATCTAAAGCCTCATTGTCCTTGTAAGTAAGTATTATAAAGTCTGCGTCGGGTTCGTCTTTTAGTTCGGTATGTACCCAAAATTCATTTGCCGGGTTGAAGTCTAAAAATACTTCTTTTTTAGTCCGTATAGAAAGTTCATTATAAGATTCAAAGGTAACATTATTACACTCGTTAATATATAGAATATCACGGCGAGCACCACGTAACTTACTACTATCATCCGCACTAAAAAATTCAAAAACACTTCCATTTTTAAAGTTATAGGTTAATAAAGATTTATTGAACTGGTCATCATTAAAGCGATTAGTCCATTTAAGTATTTTAAGAAAGTCTTTTAACGCACCCCTGCGAAGATGAGGTATTGACTCAGCTACTACGCTTATTTCTAAGTTAGGTTGTTGTATTGCTTTGTTTATTAAGACCGCTAAAATAGAATACGTTTTCGAAGCTGCCGTGCCCCCCTGAATTATTTTAGTTCGTCTTTTTAAAGCAAGAACCTTATTCGTTGCTGTCGTTCTCTTGAACATCAGGAAATAATGGTTGTTCTATTATTGTTTGTTCTACTTGTTGTAATGGTGCACCATAACCGCTATCCATTAATGCCTTATAAGCTGCTACATCTCCCTCACGTGCTTTTTTAATTAAAGCCAAAGTCATTAAGTCCTCTTGACTCATTGTTTCTTCTTGATTAGTTAAAGGGTTCTTTAGCTTTTGGTTAACTTCTAACCAATACTTTGCTATTGTGCTGCGGTTCTTTGCTCCTTTAGGTCTGCCGTTAGGGTTTCCGCTTTCGCCTTTTTTGAATTCGTGTTTTTCTATATTTTCTTTATTTGGCATTTCGCTGTAATTTCGCTGTTTATTTTGACCGAGGGTCTTTATTATTTGCCCTATTAATAGCACGTGTTGTAGCTACTTTTTGCAACCTTTCTACTTCCATTTTATAAGGGTAACAATGTTTCATATTTTCTAAAGTGTAATATACTATTGAAGCACGGTAGGGGTTTTCTTCAGTTTTTATAATAGGCATAACACCGTGTATTTCATTTTGACCGTCAAAAACTGCTAAATAACTATCGCCTTGTTCAAGTGCAAAACCATACTCAGGGAAAACAAGCTCACCGCCTGTAATACCACCCCTTAAAATTAAAACGTTAGATAAATTTCCCCTAAAATTACCCGTGTCTTTATGGTATTTAATAGCGTGGTTTACATTGATATTTGCAGTTGCAAAAGGTTGGTTTTCCTTTAGTAAATAATCTTGGTTTACATTTTCTTTAATTATTGTTAAATCGTGTTTATATTGTTCAGGTAAATATTTTTCATATATACCAGTTAAAACTTCCATAAACGTAAATAAACGTTGGGTGTTTTTCTTTTCGTGTTTTGTTTGCGCTGAAAACCTACAATAATCATTTCTTACTGCTATTCTTGGCAAAGCACCAAAAACACTTGATTGAGTTGGTAACGCTTTATGTGTTCTATACGTTTTGACAAATTTGGTTTCAAAAGTTGCTTTCCTTATTTCATTAATTAAAGGGTGTTTTATTTTTATATAAATACCAACTTGCTTACCATTTTTTGTAAATATAGTATCACTATCAATTAAAGTAGTATAATCATTTTTAGAAGGTGTTTGCTTTATTAAATTATTGCAATCACGTATTTTTATTAATTCAAATGTTTTCATTTTCCATTAACTTTAAAATTAATTCGCTGTTATCTTCACAATTATATTTAGTTTGTTTTTCTTCAAACCATTTAACCACCTTTTCAAATGTTTCATTTTCATAAACTAAAAACATTCTTTTTAATTCAGCATTCATAAACTTATCTAATTTAGATAATTGGTCTAAACCTTCATAATCTTCATTGTTAGTCATATTATCTTCAAAGCCATAAATTTGTAAACCCCAATCGTCTAACTTTTCCGCATCCCATTCATTTGCTAAACTATCCCAATCCCATTCTCCAAAACCTACATTATCTTTTATTAAAAATTCGTTTTTTTGTTCCTCAGTCCATTCGTCTGCTACTATAATCGGTATTTCTTTTAATCCTATCTCTTTGCACGCTTTTAAACGCATATTACCACCCAATACAACGTATTTATTATCTACGTCAGTAAAAACCACTAACGGACGTTTATTTAACATATCGGGAAACTCTTGTATAGACTTAACTAACTTTTGGAATTTTCCGTCTTTTATTATTCTTGGGTTCTTTGGGTTTGGTTTAACCTCACTTATCTTAACTATTTGCATTTAATTAGGGTTGTATTTATATATTTCAAATTCGTCTTTTTCTACTGCGTGCATTTCTAAAGAGTAAATCTTAAAATCTATGAACACACAATAGTTTATTTCAGCAACTTTCATTATTAAGCGTAACGCATTCCATTCTTGTTTATGTTTTGTTGGATTCATAAAAACTATGTAATAATCGCTGCTTAATGTTATGCTCACTTTTTTTCTTCGTAAGTTGTTGAACAAACGGCTAATCTTTGTTCCGTGTTTTCGTATTCACTAACCATTTTATCGTCAGACATACAACGTTGAATGAAGTCTTTTTTTTCTTCGTTAGGGTTCGGTTGAGGTATCGGCATTGCTTTCGTCTTTATATTCGTTAAATACTTTTCTTAAATCATCTATACGTTGTATTACGCAACTTGAACAGCTTGTGAGTTCGTTTCTTACCTGGAAGATTCTTGAATGAATATCAAATAGCATCTTTTGTTCAATGGGTCTTACTACGTTCGTATTTTTGCTAAACCATTCTTTTAACCATTCGTGTTCTTGTTCGGTTAAACACAAAGGAGTTTTATAACGGAATAATTTATTTAAGGCTGCCTTACGTTCATCGCATCCGCAATCCTCACCTAATAACCATTTAGCAACTTTTGCTACTCCAGTTACTTCAAGTACCTTTTCAACGGTATCTCCTAATCCTTCGCTTTTAGCTGCTAATATTTCAGCTTTTGTTCGTCTTTTTCTTGTCATCTTTTTATTTTATTAATTCATAATCTTCATTCACATAGTCTAAATAATCTTCGTGAACGTTATCTTTAATTCGCTCCTTGCAATTCTTTAACGTGCAAAATATACTCCGTAAACTTATATTAGTTCCATTCGATATTTCTCGCATTGATTTATCTGAGTCTTTATATAAGTTAAATAACATTTGGTCGTACCATTCCCACGTCTTTACTTCGCTATCTACTTTTTTTAGTAATCTTGAAAAGCCTTCGTGTTCTTCTAATTCGTCTATCTGTTCCAAAGTTAATATATTGTCTAAACCAACCTTAATTATTCTGCTCTTTTGCCTGTGGAAATCTACAAACAATGAACGCAAAGTTAAATAAACATAATACCTATTTACCTGCCCGTTTACAATAACCGCTTTTTCTTTATTCTTATTGATAAAACGGATATACATTTCTTGAACTAAGTCCTCAGCGTAAAACTCCTCACCAAAACTTTTAATCGTCTTAATGTATTCTTTATGGTGCTTTGCGACTTGTTCAATCCAGTTCATAGGTAAATTTCTATAACCCAGTATAAACAAAAAATGCCTAAGGTACCACTTTTTTTATAAGAGATACCAAAGGCAATTTCGTTAGTTCTTTTTAGTTTCACTCTGCTAATTTATGCAATTTTCTTTTATAGTTCAACAAACGTCCTAAAGCACGTGAACAAGTATCTAATCTATAAACGTATTTTTCGCTCAATTCGTGTAACAAACCTTTCTTACAAGTCATTATCATATCTGAATGTAATCTCATTCGTGTTTGCATCCCTTGTATCATATCTTCTATTATTCCCATACGGTCTTCTACTTCGTCTTTGTCTATCGCTACTCCTTTTCCGTCACAAGACATACAAGTAAAATCAACAGGGTTTTGTTCGTAAGGAATGTGCGTATCGTTTAAATCGATTGTTACATAACCATCTCCATCACATTCAGGGCAATTCATAAATAAATTTTTCATAATAAATAGTTTTAATTGTTGAACAAATATAACTATTCTTTTTAATATAACAACAAAAAGAATAAAAAAAAGCGGAATTTTTTACGTTCCGCCTTAAAAAGACCTGCTACAGTGTGGGCGACCGTGTTTCACAATCCATTAACCAGAGCAGGTTTATTTACTAAAAAATATGCCAAGTTTTTCGATTGTTTTACTTGACAAACTACTTCCACTCATGAACTTATGAAGATTAGGTTGTCTTACTTCTACTAACTTCGAGAAAGCGTTTAAGCTGATTTCGTGTTTTTGTAGGTAGTGTTTAACCATTGCCCGTGTTACTTCATTTGCTTCGCTTAAAACCTTTGCTTGCTCTCTCATAAGTTACCTAAAAAATCATCAAAACCTTTGTTGTTATAACTTGGTCTGCCTGTTGGCTTTGCTTGTTCTTGAACAAGTTTAAAACTTAGACTTTGAAATTTTCCGTTTTTACCTTCCTTAATCCAACTGCTAACGTAATATTCTACTCCGTTAATTGTAGCTTTCCCGTTGTAATGTGGGTGTGTTTCCTTTTCTCTTTTGTCGTTAGTAAATAACGCTCCGCTGTTTTCTCTTTTTTCCATTTTACTTATTTATTATTTAATTGAAATATGTCGTTAATTATTTTATTGTATTCCTTTGAATAAAACTCTTCATCACTTATAAATTTGTTAAAGTTTTTATTCTTCATCCATTCCTCTTTTACAAACGGGTAACCATTTAAACCTATTGCCATTTCAAATCTCATTAAACTTCCCGAAACAGTAATTTCGTCAAACGTATAATATTTTAACCATTCATTTAACCGCCTTTGTATTTCGTTAATTATTTCTTTTTTTCTTTTTTCTTCCATTTTTACTTAATATAAATTTAAATTAATTTTTTGCCTAAAAAAATCACTTATTGAAAGTTCTTTTTCTTTTGCCATTATTTCTATATTTTGTTTTTCTTCAGGTGTTACCCTAATTCTAAATTGTTCAGATTTATTAATTTTTTTTATTTTGTATTCTGAAATTATACTTTTAAGGTGCGAATTATAAACATTAATTAATATTTGTTTTACTTCATAATTATATAATTCATTTTCTAAAACTTGTTCAAATTTCATATTTGAATTTAGCATACAATTACTTATATGTATCCAAGCAAATTGTTCAGTTTCACTTAATTGTTTAAATATTTCATCGCATTTTATACCTCTTACTAAAATTTCTTTTCCAAATTTATTTTTTGTTTTATATATAAATATTTCCGCTTTCATTTTATTTTTTATTTTAATTTTTCTAATTCACTTTTTACTTGCGCCCAATACGAATAATCTTCTGCCCATTCTTTTTTTGATTCAATACCAAGGCTTACATTATCACCATTTAATTGACTATCTACCCATTTAATTGTAGTTTCTATATCAATAAACATTTTAATTAATTCTTCTGCTTTTTCTTGCGGTGTCATTTCTTTATTTACTTCATTTTCCATTTTTACTTTGTTTTAATATATAACCTTTTAAATCTTTCAACCGAACAACAAAACTCTGTTATAGGGTTTGTTTCATATTGTCTTATTGTTTCGTACCAAACTTTATCTTTTTTAAAATCTTTGATTTGTACTACTTGCTCTCGGGTCGTGTTTTTGTAGTAACCCATTATTTGTAAGTCATCTTTCATTTTCATTTATTTTTTCGCATTCGTATTCACTTATTGTTTCATTTAATAGTTGAATTTCAGCTTTTGCGCTTGTTAATTTAGTTTCTAAAACTT